AGAACTGGGGCGGGGCCACAATCCAACGATTATCTTCAGGAACATCGCCCTCGTCCAACAAACGAGCAAAAGTGCTAAGATAGTTAGCACATTCGTCACCAGTGTTGCACGAAATAGCCGAACTGGCAGCACCAAGATTGGTAGTGTCAGTAGCAGCATTGTCGCTGATATTCTTCAGTACGTTATAGTCAAACGCTTTCTTCAAGCTGTATGCGCCGCTAGAAGTGGACAGAGATTCCCAGTTAACGTGGCTCTGCCTTTCCTCAACGTCATCAACTTTAAAAGCGAAATAGTTTCCCTGATCGACGGCAAGAGTAATCTCAGCGTCGGTCAGGTCTTCAGTGTTGACTACAGAACCACGGGTATACGAGGATACCGTGATTGATGGTTCTTTAATAATCTTCACTGTGTCGCCAAAGTTCTCAATTTCACCCGCATAGTCGGTATTAGTAATTGCCTCTGCAACCGAAGCTCGACGGAAGAATTTAAGTACTTTTTGGCTGTAAATTGCCGGTAGAAACTTACCATTAGGTAGGTTACTATATCCGGCTGCTACTCCAAAAGCCATTTTAGTTTCTCCTTATTGTTATTGGATTCTTCCTTCCCGTTTAGCCGCATCAATTTCAGATTCAAGTTGCTCAAATTCATGTGGTTTTAAACGAGAAATTTCTTCGACGGTCCAAATCTTCTTTTCTTGTTCAGATATAGGAGCAGCTTTCCTTGTTTTAGTAACAACTTCTGCTGCACTTTCTGAAGATTTAGTCCTTTGCTGATTGATAGGTTTAGAATCTAGTTTGTAAAGGTCAATTATACGAGCAGCCCATAGTGCATCAGTCCGATTTTTGTATATCCCGTTTGAAATAGTTTCAGGTTGTTTATCTAGCCATTCTAAAAATTCTGGATCAGTCTTTAGATCAAGAAAATCAGAATGTAAAGCTAACAACTCTGCTTCAGACGTTCTATGCTGCGCTTCTTCTTCTCTTTTATTGAGTTCAGAAATACGCTTTTCTAGCTCTTCTGATTTTGCTTCTGCTTGAAGCTTAGAAACAGTTTCAACGATACCGTAGACTTCAGGGTATTCTTGCTTAAATTCCTCAATCTCTTCAAAAGATTTCGGCATCTCTGAAAGAACATTGCTTTTTTCAGCTAGTCTAATCTTAGCTTCAACAAGCTCTTTTTCCTGAGTCCATTCATTTCGTTGACGATCATGATAACTTTTTAGATCAGCATAACGCTTCTTCCAATCATGATCCTGTTCTTTAGAAACCATCCCTTCTAATTTCTGAGTATCTTCGATATCCGAAAGGTCAGAAATATCTGGTTCTGGTTCTTTATCAGAGTCTAAAAGATGTTTTCGGTATTCTCCTACATACGGGGTAAACTCTTCTGCCTTTTCTTCTGCTTTATCAATCATTGTACCTCACTTGGGGCCAAAGTGACAACTTTGGGTATCCACTCTTGGTGTAATAGCAGGGGCCATATGGGTATCCTGCACCTAAAACCATAGTTAATAAACTATGATTAAACTTTTAAAAGCTGATCCATTTGGTCAGCGATAACACCGCCTTTAGCTAAATTAATCTCACCGGGAACTCCTCTAGAAGGAACCTCCGAAGGTTCAACCGGGATATTTTCTTGCGGCACTGCTTGTGCTTCTTGTGCTTCTTGTGGCGGCTCTTCTTCTCTATTCTTTTCTCTGTATTCTAATCCACGCTTATTCATCTTTTCAAGATTTTCTAAACCAATAATAGGAACAAGAATAGCAGGGATTACAAATTCACCATTAGATATTTTAATAGGCACTCTCTTCGTTGGATCAATCTTTTTAGGAAGAGGGATATCAGATTCAATAGCAATATCAATAGCATCTTTAGTTAATTCATTTAAATCCTTTAAGCCAATCAGTTCTACTGCATCTGCATTAAGAACGTATGCGCCGTCATCTACTTCCATATCTAAATCGTCTTCAACTCCTGTTACTTGATCTCCTGCCATATCATCTACTAAGCCCATTGGGCCTAAACCAGCAGTATCCATCGTAGTATCAGCTTGTTCTTCTACTAGATCACCTTCCTGATATCCTTTAATTTGTCCTCCTGAAGCGTGGTTTCCCTCGTCGCCGCCTGAACCTTCTGCTTCCCCTTCCTCCCCAACAACTCCAAAACCTTCTCCTGCTGCTATTGCATCTTCATCGGCTTGCATTTGTTCAGCTTCTGATTCACTCATCGTTGGTGCTGTATCTGCTGCTGCTTGGGATTGTTCTGCTGCTTGTTGAAGAGCTTCTTGTTGTTCGTCAAATTCCTTTTGAGTCATTCGGTGCGCCCTCATAGCAAGCTGTCGATTCGCTTGCTCAGTTAGTTCTTTATCAGTAGGGTCAATATCAAACATCTCTTTTCCAATTTTACGGCCTAAAGCAAGAACACTCGTAGGTACTTGATCCAAGAAATGAGCTATACCAGCTATCGTTGAAGCAGGAGTACCAAAACCCGCTCCATCTGGACCTTCCGGCCCTCCTGTAGCATCCGAATCTCCTAATTCTTCTACTCTAGCTTCTTCTGCCGCTCTTTTTTTGGCATCTTTTATAGATTGCTGTATCTGCTGTTCTACAAGTGGAGTAAGTTCTTCAGAAAAAGGACTATTAGTAAAAGCAAAAGGATCGTTAGAATCAAAAAGAGAAGATGTTAATCCTCCTGCTTCCATCTTAATAACTGGTTTGCGCTTTGGCACATAATCAAAATCAAGTGGTGAAATATTTCTATTGTGATCATACATTCTTTTATTTCTCTAATTCATAGTTTTTAATAGAAGATTTAACTACTTCAGGAAGGTTGTGGAGGATTTCCAGTAAAGCCATCTTCCCCTGCAACCGGCGCACTTCCAACTCCGATATTTCCACCGCCAACGCCCGATTGGTCCATTGGATTTGCTCCGACAGGTACTTCTCCATCGGCTCCCATGTCTGGGGGTTGTTGACTAGAGGGAGGAGTGTTTTGGCCGTTTGGGGATTCATTCATTAATCCTTTTAAAATATCTGCAAATACCGCTGCTTCATTAGCATCATTTACTAATTGTTCTGGGTCAATATCTTGAGAAATAGCCAATTCTTTAACCAGATTAGGTATCTTGATAAATGGCGCAAGCATTGGATTTGCAACTGTTTGTAGCAACGTAGTTAGCCTTTGAGTACGGACTTCCTTTTGCATCACAGAAGCAATACCCTTTGGTTTAATTTCTAAGTCGCCTCTAATCTCTGCTTCATTATCATTAAATTGCATATTCCACTGAAAGAAAGCTTCTCCTAACGGTTTCAATAACGAATCATCAATATTCTTTATTACGGTTTTAATAGACAGCCCTGCTGATCCCATGATCATTGATAAACCTGCTGCTGTTCTACCTGTCCCTGTTACTCCTGTTTGACCATGAACAATTGAAGGAATACCCGTTTGTTCATCTGCAAGTTGACGCGCAGTTTGGTACATTTGTAAATTATCAGGAGAAGTATTAGGAAACTTAATTCCATTAATCGCTGCACCAGATTGTCCTGATTGTCTACGGAATATTTTACCGGGGAATACTTCCATATTCTGGCCGGGAACAAGCTGCGTTTCATCTACATCAAAAACAAGATTACCAGCAAGAGCAAGATTATCAATAGCCATTCTCATATGACCATTGATTAACAATTGAGAATCCTGCATATTTTCTCCTACGCCAATACCCAATAATTGATATGGGTTAATTTCGTAAGGAAAAGCATGATATGGTAGACGAGCAGGAATAAATGGATTAAGAACGCATCTGATAATTTCTGTCCCACAAACCCATGTATTAATCTGTACCGAATCCATATGTCCTACGTTTTCAGGTACAGGTAAACCTACTTCTCTAGCAAATGCAGCGTCTACTGTCCCCCAATATTCTAGTACTTCATATCGTTGTTCTGAATATTCAGATTCAGTATCTTCAGCATGAATAACATTTTCATAATACTTTTCGTCGTAATTTGGACCTGTAGCTAAACAGTTATTAATAGCATCTTCACTAAAGAAAGGACGGTTCTTTAAATTTCTCAACTGTTGCCGATTAAAACGATGGCGTTGAATGATATACTCTGCGTCTTCTGTTGATACAGCAGTAGGGTCGGGATAGAAATCCCAACAAGAAACAGCCTCAATACGAGGAACAATTCGTTCAGTAGGAGAAAATACTTTCTGTTCGTTTTCGATTTTCCAATTAGGAATAGTCTTATTGTAATTAAACGGCCCTTTTACAATTCCTGTTCCTAATAAACAACATTCAAAAATAGCGTGTCGAAGAACATTCATTGCATTCGTATCAGTAAGCTGATCATGGATTGTTTTCTCCATGTTTCTTGCAGCTTCCATTGCTAAGTCTATTTGTGGAGTACCAAGTATTGCCGGTCCTTCCACCAAAGATGAAGCAGAGTATTTTTCTTTTAATCCTGCTAAAAACTCTTTGTCTGGTTGTCCTGTCGTATTCAACTGACTTAACGGAGTATTCAACATTTGATCCGGCATATTCTTGAGAAAAGCATCTTCTTCCATAGTCGGAATATGTGCAAATTCTGCAATTCCAAAAGGAACATCTGTTGGAGAAACGGTTAATGGAAAACGATTGTTAGCAAAAAGAATATCGGAAATTTGACCAAATGCAGCTAATACTTTCACCTTAGTAATTTTTAGGAATACTTTAGATTTTTCTGTAGAAGCATACGTAGTGGAGCCATCAGTGATACCACGATAATTCTTATATGCAAGAAGCCAACGGCTTTCGTCTGGAAGACGGCCCGTTTCAGCTTCTTGGAATTTATCGTGTACGTATCCAATCAAACCGGGAAGAGCTTCAGTATCTAGCTCAATAATTTGTGGTTCGTTCTCTTCAAAATCGTTAATTGACATTTTATTCCTTTAACACTGCTATATCTTAATGCTAAAAAGCATCTTGTAGTTACTTACCGGCAGTATTATAAATAGAATTATCGTCTGCCAATTTCCATATAGACGAATCAACACCACTCCCTTTTGGAGAAGGAACAGATACAGAAGCCTTAAAAGCTTCCTTTGTACTACCCAAAAGATCACTTTCCATCTTCTGACGATACAAAACAGATTCGTTAGCATCATTCATACGGCCAGCAGGAGCTTTACTCTCAAAGTCAGCCTTACTGGGATAACGGTAATTACTTGGCATATTGTCTCTCCTTATGCTCTGGTTGGTTTACGAACAGAAGCAACTTTGCCACCCCTATTCATTGCGTATGTTTTACGAGAAACAGAAGGTTTCTTTGCTCTGCCGCCCCGTTTCATTCCACCACGATCTCGTGATTCTAGTTCTTCTGTGACTTTTAAGTCTTTTTCAATCTGAGAAGCAGACCTATTTAGACCCAACAGCTCTTCCATTTTTTTAGTTACAAAATCTCGTGGGTCTTCGTTCTCTCGTCTGCTTTTTGCTATAAACTGTTCTAGTGTTTCAACAGCATCCTTTTTAGTAGTGTTATCTCGTCTGCTTTTTGCTATAAACTGTTTTTTTATTTCAGCATCTTTAGCTTTTTTTTCTGCTTTAGCTATCTTTGTTTTTGCATCTCGTTTAGCTGTAGCTGCATCAATATCCTTTTGTAGATTAAGTTCTTTTTGTGCTGCTTTTTTTTCTGCTGCTTTACGATTAAATTCCTCACCTCCAAGTGCTGTTCCTAATGCAATAACAGGAACAGCAGGAGCAACTGTACTTATAGTTTTTCCTGCTCTTTGCTGTGCTTTTGTAGCACTACGTAGTTGTCCAGTTTTCGGATTTCTTACAGCCATACCAGAACCACCGGGAGGGGTTTTAACGCCCTTTCCTCGTGCAACAGCCGCAATATTAGCTGCTGAAGTTTTTACTTTACTAGCAACTGTTGGCTTAGTCTTAGCAGCAGCAGCAGCTTTCTTCTTAGCAGCAGCAGCAGCTTTCTTCTTAGCAGCAGCAGCAGCTTTCTTCTTAGCAGCATCCGCAGCTTTCTTCTTAGCAGCATCCGCAGCTTTCTTCTTAGCAGCAGCAGCAGCTTGTCGTTGAGAACTACGCTGGGCCTCATCAGCTAATTTTCTTTGCGCTTCTGAAACAGGTTTCTTAGGGCTGGGAGAAGAAGTTTTTACAATTTTAGGAGTTTTCTTAGGAGTTTTCTTAGGAGTTTTCTTAGGAGTTTTCTTAGGAGTTTTCTTAGGAGTTTTCTTAGGAGTTTTCTTAACTTTATCTTTAGCCGCTTTCCTAGCGGCAGCGTTAGCTCTCTTTATCGCAGCTTGACTTGCTGCTGATGTCAATGCGTTTTCACCGCCTTTGACGAACAACGCTTTTGCTGCTCCAGTGAGAAATTTTGCTGCACCTGCAATTAATCCAACCATTTTTCCTGCTCCTATTGTATAAGATGCTATTTCTAAGCCTAACTCTGTTAGATCAGCAGCTTTTTGTTTATCTTTTTGGGTTACTCGTTTGTGTCGTTCGTTAGGTCCAACTACAGAACCGGGGATACGTTGTAAACGTCCCGCATGTTCTACAGTTTCTTCTTGTCTTCCAAAACGTCTACTAGCTTCTCTTCGTTGTCCGGCAGTAGATGGCCGTTCTTTTCTATGATTATACGGGCCTTCCTGCGCTCTTTTAACTGCTCTTTGAGCATCTAATAGTTTTTTTAAAAGTTTCGGTTCTTCTTTTGTATTTTTTCCTTTTTGATATGCTTTATTAGCATCATCAAAAGCGATAGTAAGCTTTATAGGTACTTTGCGTTTTTTTGTAGACATATTAGTATCCAAAAATTTCGTCTTGTACGACGGGTTTATTTAAATGTGTCATTCCAAAAGGTATGGCGGAAGGACGAGTACTTTGATGGCTCATAAACATATACCTTAAAGCATCATAAGCATGGTCTTCAGCCTTTGTATCTACATCTTCACTATTAGTCTTGCTCATTGGTAGTGAAGGAAGAGTACGAATTAAATTAGTACAGGTATTAAATATTCTTAACTTAGGCTGACCATACTCATCTACTAGTAAGCGTCTGTGTACTTCCTGTTTGCCTTGCATTCTGTCTGAATTAGAAGGAAGCCAGCGAAGACCTTGTTCAATCATGGTTTGGGCGATACTCTTACCTAATCCCATTTTATTCCAACAAGACCTATCTAAAACAGAAGAAGCAATATTGGGATCATAAGCTTCCAATTCCAAAATTACTTTTGCTAGTTCTTCAGCAGTTAATCTTGTTTGGTATAGCTCTCTATATATCCAAATACAACCGTCCCAATCTATCGCTCCCCATAACACACAAGAAGGAGCGCTAAAACCATAGTCACAAGCACGTATTCTAGTCCAGTTATACGGAATTTCTTCCGGTCCTACTATATGCACTTGTGCATTAAATTCACTAAATACTGCACCTTCAGCAACATTCCAATCACCTTCCAGAAGTCTTTTCCTTTGTACTTCTGGTAGAGACATCAGCATCATCTCGTACTCACCATCCCGCATAAGATAAGGATTATCCGTTAATCGTGCAGGGATAAACTTACGCCTGAATAATGGTTCTCCTGCTCTTTCATGTGTATTACCAAAAACAAGAGTTTTGCCGCTTTCTATATCGGTAGCAAAGAACGGTTCATCTGGAGGAGCAGGATCAATAAACATCTTTTTAATCCACCAACCACCAACACCACCGGGGTTAGCTGTTGCTCTCATATACGTTTCAATCTCTGGATCGGTAGTACGAAGACGAGAACGAAGATAGTTCCATACAAAGGGCGAAGGGTAATGCCCTAACTCATCTATACCAATCCACGAAAACGCCATTCCTTGATAGCGATACACATCATCATCTTGGTCTACATAACTAAACAGTGCAGTAGCTCCTGATGGAAAAACCCAAGTTTTAATAGATTCTTTAAACTTGGCACCGGGAAATGCACGGGGGTAAACTTGTTTACTTTTGTCTATAAGTTCTGTTAGTTCTGCTAATGTTCTACGAAGTAACAAAGCACGGTGGTTACCGTTATTTGCATACCGTAGTAAATCCATAAGCATCGCAAACGATTTACCACCACCAGCAGCACCACCATATAATACTTCTTTTTCAGGGGCTGCTAGAAAAGAATATTGAGGGCCTTCATTAGGCTCAAAGATAATATCAGATTTTGCTGCTTTTATCTTCTTCTCAATCACGCCTCTAGTTTTCTTCTTGCCATTCTCGTTCTTTATTTCTAGAGATTTTAATTCTCTTTTTTTATTCGAGATTCTTTTTCTAAGCTTGTTTTTTGCTTTTTGTTTTGAACTGTATTGATAGCGTCTTTTAGGTTTTTCCTGTACATCACCCATCTATCGTCATCGCTTTTTCTTTGACTTTCGGAGGTAATAGTACAACTCCATGAATAACTTCTGCTCTAATATCCACTTCTTGCCGTTTGCTTATCCCTACTCTATCTAGAATATCGTTAGCGGCTTTCATACGTATTTCTATTTGACTATTCGGTATAGTACCGTCAGCATCCAACGCTTCCGCAAGCCTATTAACAGACTTAACCGTAGACCCTGCAAGCTGACTTCTTGCACGTTCTACGATCTCATGCTTTACAGAATGCATTAGATTACTTCTGGAACCTACATGGTATCCAGCAATATCCATTGCTTCTATAACATTGCCACCATTATCAAACAGAGCATCCAAAAAGGTACTTTGTTTTTTCGTAAGTTCTTTTTTTCTTTTAGTAGGTAGCATCAAACTTTTCTACTTCTGTTACGGCTTTTAGACATAACGCTCAAATTACCCAGACTTCTATTACGAGGATTGCCATCTTTATGATGTATATCCATGCCATCACCTTTAGACACTCTGCCCGTCTTAGACAATAAGCGTCTAGTCTTGTTTCTATCTGAACGCCGACTTACTTGTTTACCTTTAGCATGATAATTAGCGTATTCTTTTACATAGTTTCTAGCCATATAACTTCCTATATTAAAGTAAAAGGACAAACCATGGAAAGCGACTTACGAATAGCGCCTTTTAAGTCCTTTTACACTTCATATTAAACTATATTTAATATAAAGCTCTTTAGCAGCAAAGATAGCCCTCTCTAAGAAAAAGTAAAAGCGAGAGAGTGTGACTTTTTTACTGCACTACCTACTATTATACACCGTTTCACGGATTTGTCAAGTAAAAAATTTATTTTTTTTATAAGTACTTGATTATAAAGGAATCTTTTTTTACGAAAAAACGAGTATTTTCCAAAAAACAAAAAAAGCTTACATGCATAGGTTAAACCATTGATATTAAAAAGGTATTTTTGAGCATGTAAGAAATTATTAAAAATGAGAAAATCCTTGATTTTTGTTAAAAATAAAAAACAACAAAATCAACATGTTATTATTTAATAAAAAATAAAACTTGACAAATCGGTGAGAAGCTGTATAATGTAGATATACACCCCTCCCCCCTTCTATACCTACTACTACAACAACAACAGTAGTCTTATGCCTCCTTATGATATAGAATAGATTTACATATGTCCTCCTTATGATATAGAATAGATTTACATATGTCCTCTTTATGATATAGAATAGATTTACAAAGTGTTAATTCTTGTTGTTTGTAGTAAAAGATATAAAATAGAGTACTTTTATAAGTCATTGATTTTATTGTGTTTTTCATATTACCTTAAAATTACAAAAAATTGAGCATGTGGGCATATATAATACACCCCTCCCCCTACTGTCCCTTGCCTTCCCCCCTATCGCCTTCATTTTTCTTTTTCTTTCCTGTTTAGAATAGTTCTAGAATACAGGCTGGCTATATATTATTTTTTTCTAATATGAATATGCATTGATTGCGTTGGGATACTTTAGAATAATTCTAGAATATAATATTGTATCATGTGAAACTATACCCGCATGGCCGATAGGCTTTTAATATGGCAGCATGGCGCTCAATTTTTAATCCCTACCCTTCCCCTATACATCAAGATATCTTTATATATCAATAAGCTATTGTTAATTTGCCGGCAATTTGTCGCCCGAATTAATTCGCACAATGCTGCATTTTTTTCATTGCAAAGGGTTGCAATCGTCCCTATATATAAAGGACAGGAAAAACCAACGTGAAAGGGTATCACAATGACTAACGCGCAAGAAAAGTTCCTCGCCAATTTGACCATGCGGACCGCGAATGCACTATTGGCAAAATTCAATAATGATCCCGCAATTGCTTTTGATAAAAGCGATGAAGCCTTTTATGCATTCCGCGAATGTTGGGAATTTGTAAATCCCAGTGAATATATCCAGCATGTATGGCGCGGGACTGGTGATCATCAATTCCATTTTATCAGTAAGTAATTGGGTAATGGGGGGGGGGCAATAATGCTTCCCCCTAATT